GAGTTGGTAGTAAGAAATAATATAATAGTGCTTCCATTATTTTAACCCTCCTATATGACATTGACTAGTACCCTGAACAGCATAAAACATAAATTTACATTTATCTAAATCCTGACCACCTACCCTTGTACTGTTGTACAACATAACTAGTGCATTTAAATATGCTTCTTTATAAGTTTTATGTTCTGATCTTAATGATCTATTTTTTGTTTTATAATAAATACAAGTGAAATATTCTGCATTAGCTACAGTATCTAAATCTCTTGAATCTAGTTTTCTTTTTTTATTATTTATATACATTATTTTTCCTCCCTAAATGATTCGCCACAAAAACTTACAGCAAATTGTTTAAATACAACACTTTCTAAAACTTCATTGCCTTTAACATATTTTCTATAACAATCGTTTCCTATTGGATAACAGTGCATAAAACCACTATCGTTTTTTTCTATAAAACTATAACCTAATTCTAGTACATCTTTTTTAGTATAAACATTATGTTGATTCATTGAGCAAATAACAAAATATTTAGCTGATTTTGTTATTTTTTTACCACATAAAACACAACCATAATCATCATTACAATTTTCTTGATTTTTGCTGTAAGTTTTTGTTATGTATTCTTCTATTGATATTGTTTTTTTATTAATCATTTTTACCTCCAAGTAATGTTGTTGTTGATTTAAATTTATAGTGCTTAAAAAAAGTTGTAAACAAAAAAAATAAATAAATTACAAAATAATTTTAAAGTAAAGAACATTAATAGAACATTAATGCTGTTAATTAAGCTGTTTTAGAGCTATTTTAAGGTTAAGTAATACTAGCAGTCTATAAATAAGAAATTGCTTTAATTTAAGAGATATAGGCGTTTAAACGCTATTCAGCTATATTAAGCAGGATCTATTTGACAGTTGGGATACATTTCAACTATTTTTCTTATATTTGCGTCTTTAAGAAGTAAATTATTAATTTCTTCCTTTGTATATGTACTGCTAGTCACAGATTGATGAGCTTTTAGCTTATCATTCAACATATCGTTAAATTCTATTAAATCGTCTAGGGGTATTAAATACACCTTAAAAGGTTGACCACCTTTAGTTTTATATTCTTTAGTGCTGAACTTCTCGGCAAATCTTTTTGTTACTAATAATTCACCTTGCCATATTGGATTGCCGCTTTTATTTCTATATCTACAACTAACTCTTAAACTGTTATCTCGTAGCCTGTAAGTTGCTATGCCTACATACCTTTCACCACCATTCCAAATAGGTCTATCAAGTATTAATTTTTTAGATACCATTTTTTAGTTCCTCCCTTTTCGTTGCTATTTCTGATCTAGTAATTTCACATTCTAACATATGAGCCTCTTTACGACCCCAATTATTTGCATACTCTTTATCAGCTGTATTAATTTTTTCATCTAAATCTTGTAAACGATAATCAGCCTTTGATAAATGTTCAGCCATTTTATCTGACGAGCATTTTTTTCTATACTCTACAAATAGTAGACTCTTTAATCTTTCTCGTTGCCTTAATAAAGATTCAACACCTGTCTTTGATAGCCTTGCGTTAATGCAAATATCATAAGACTTACTTTTTAAAATTGTTAATTCGTCCATATAAATCTCCTTATTGCGAGTAGCAAGTGTGGGGGGAAACTTGGAGGTTCTAAAACACCTGCCACTCTATTAATGTAAAAATGAGATTACATTAAATATGTTAATAACCTTGTTGCGATAAAGTTATATTTATATGAGTTGTTATCTTAGTTTTTTCTTCTAAGGGTAACGACACTAAGTTAGGGTGTGCATTAACTATCTTAAATACATCACCATAATTATCAGTTAATTCTTGTATCTTTGATAATTTTTTAGAATTAATATTATTATTTACTGCTTTAGGTTTAAGTTTAGTAACATTAGATTTATCATTTTGTTCTAAATCTTTTAATGCTTCTGCTTCAAGTAGATCGGTATCAAAGCTATCGTCTAGATCATCTTCAATATCTTCAAGTTCAATACCCTCGTTATGAACGACCTCAACACTAGCTTGATCTATATTTAAATAACCATTCTTTTCATACCAACTAAATTTAATTTTAGTACCCTCAATTAACCACTTCGGTTGTGGTTTTTGATTAAGCCACCAAGTAGTAGTTATATTTGAAAACTTAGGATTCCATTTAGTTAAGTTTTTTATTTCTTCACTAGCTACATCAGGTTTAAGGGCAAAGCCTATACCTTTTTCGTTAGCGTCAAAGACTTTAGTAATTTCACAATTAATTGTCTGCATTTTGTTCTCCTTTCAAGAGAGTTATTATTCGTTGTTGAAAATCCCCACTATCTTTATAGTAGAAAGTATTAGTGTCAGGAAAAGGAAACATATCTAACCAATCTTGCTTGGAATAACACATACTATCTATGCGTTCAATCCATCTTTGGTTTTTTAACATTATTTCCCAATCTTCTTCTAATCTTGATTGTGGTATTTCTATATAGTTATACTTTTTATTTGAAGCATATAAAAGCGAAAAACGCCTTTTCTTACCACTTAATCCCCAATAATAGGCTTGTTGCCTAATATGATTTGTTGCTACAGTATCTATTCCACTTGGTACTCGTGCTGTGCTTTTTAAATCTACTGTTAAAATAGGTTCTTTGTCTGAATTAGTATAGGTAAAATCACCATAACCTATTGAATTGAACTTGTATCCCTCAATATGTTTTGTGAATACTTCTTGATATATTTGAGGTCTTTTTAATTGCAGTTCTTCTAAGCAAATAGCAAATTGTTTACCACATTCCAAAGCAAATAATTTAGCCTCATTCGTTTGCCCTTTATATTCTTCCCATTTTTTATCTGTATATTTTAACAAGGTAGCTTCATCAGGATCTCTAGCTAATATAAATCTTGCAATGTGTTCACTAACATTACCTCGTATCATATTATCATTTGCTAGTTGTCTTATTTTGAAAATTCTTTTAGCTATTTCTATTTGTGAATTATCTACAAAGCCATTAATACTACCTGCCGAATGGCGATAGTTTACATCAGTAAGTATAGACATATTATTCCTCCAATTATTATTAATATTACCTTTTTCCCCCAAGGTGTAAAGTAGTTATTCATCTGATTCACCTAATTCAATAAATAAATCTTGGCAATCTATACAAACCATATCCTCGTTTATTTGGTCACTCTTGCAAGGCTCATCACATTTTTTACAATAAAATACTATTCTATCTCTAGTCATAATTATTTCCAAGTAAGGATACTAAATCCTCTTCCTTTCATACAAGCTGTTATAATTTCTTTTTTCTTATCCTTTAGTTCAGGCATTAACCATAATGTTCTAGGTCTAAGCACCCAATTATAACCTTTCTTGGTAACCTCTAATAAATCATTGGTATTATCATCAGCTATGGCTAAACAAGTATATAAATCGTCGTGTTGTCTTTCTGCATCGTGAGCTATGTTGCCACTACCACCTCTACTATCAATAACAGGTGTTGAAGCACAAGCTGTGATACTAAGCATTAAAATGCATAGGATTAACTTTTTCATAAAAACCTCCATTAATTTCTTTATTTATTCTTTCACTTAACATTTCTTTAAACAACTGTTTCTTAGTTTTGCCTGTATATTCACTCAATAAATCCATTTGTTTTCTGACTATTTTATGTTCTATAAGATCTAAGTTGATTGAAAAATACTTCCAACCATTTTCTTGCGGTGTTGCTTTTTTTCTATGTTTTTTCATTATAAACTCCTAATAAATTTAGTTATATATTCAAAAAATTTTAAGTATTCTTTGACTGTTCTTTGGTCTTTATCTTGGTCGATCTCATACATAAGATCATAATATACTTTACTTTTCATAATCAGCCTCCGTTAATCTAGGAAATATAACTTCATCAAATACTAATCTAGCCTCTTGTTCAGTATAAGGTTTAATTGGTAGTCGTTTTTTCTCATCTGTATTCCAACGCCACCATCTTGTAAAGTTTGATTCTTTATCTTCACTATTTCTATATTTCCATTGCGGTTCTAACTGTATTGTCATTACGCTACCTCCCTTTTTTCATTTGATTGTAAATCTTTTAAAAATGAATATGCTCTTTGTGATTGAGTACAGGCTTTTAAAAGTAAGTGTGGTTGCTCTTTTAAACCTGTTATCCAATTATTGAGATATTGTGCGTGATTAGCCATAGGCTGTTTAGAAACACCTAACATACCACAAAGTATTGCTGACCCTAACTCTGCGACTAATTCTTCAAACGCATAAGCACTAGTACCAAAACCATTATTAATATCTCTAGCAAGTCTATCTTTATGACCTGTCCAATGAGTTAGCTCGTGTAATAAAGTTGAATAATAAAAAGTTTCCTTAGATATATCTGCCTGTGATTGCCAAGTATCTAAAGGCGACATATTAATCATATCTTTACTAGGTACATAAAAACATTTTCCTGTTTTATTATGAACTATGTGAGCGTCTGTATTTTTAATAAATAAATCAACAGCTTGATCTCTTTGAATTAAATCTAAAGGCATTTCATTTTCATTGTTTTGAAATAGTTCAGGCTTAATTTCTTCTAAGTTAGTTTGATCTAAATTAAAAACAGTGTACCATTTATTTACAAAGTAATCTTCGTCAGCACCATTACTATCTTTTTTAGAAATGTTGCCACAGAATTTAATCTGTGTACCTTTTTGACCTTTAATAATTTGACCACCTAGTTCTTTAGTCTTTTTGTAAGTGATCCAAGTATTTTGTTTATATTGGTAGTTTTCAAGAAGTAGTATAAATAAATTCATACCGCTATAAGTATTGCCTTTTATATTTCTAGGAAATACACCTAATCCATATTTTGAATCACCAGTAAAAGGTTTAAACCATTCCTCGTTATTATTTTGCATTAGTGCAATAACTTTATTTGCTATTGCAGAAGTTTTTTCTAAATCGTATTTTGACATAATTAATCCTTTCAAGGTGGCTTACGCCACCTCCCTTTCTGCTAGATATTTTTCCATTTTTTCTATTGTGTCTTTGTAAGGTTCAAATTTTTCTCCATCATCACTTTGAACATTCATAGACCAATATGCTATTCTGTCATCAGATTGACCGATACCACCCTCAAGCATACAATCAGTCATTGAAATTATATTTTTCTTTTCTAATGATCCATATACACCTTTAGTTTGGTTAGCAGTCCAACCTAATTTATTTCCAATTTGTAAAGCAGTACAAAATAAAAAAGAGTTAGATCCATCAGTACCTTTGATAGCTTCTTCTATTAAGTTTTTTTCTAGTTTAGTTAATGTTGTCATTTAATCCTCCAAGATTTGTTAATATGATATATTTAATAGTGTTTATGTATATCTGTAAACTATTTATTGACATTATTTTTTGGCTAATTTAAAGTGTTTTTTAGGGCATAGTTTCTTTTCCTCCAAGTTAAGTCCTTTCTGCTATGCCCTACTTAAAAATGTATAGATCTATTAAACATCTTAATTATATAAGAAAAAAGGCTTGTCTTATAAGTCAACAGTATGAATCACAGGCTTGTCATATAAGAATACTAAGTGATGGTGGTACAGGTTTAAAACCAAGTGATTATTGCGTTTTACCTTTTAATTATTATTATCACAAAATGCAAACAGATATTGGTGAATTAACATTTTATAAAAAATTTAATATCAATCCCTATGAATTTGCTATATTTTATGCAATTAACAGTCCTTGTAAGAAAATTACAAAGGAACATATAGAATACTTAAAGGAAAGGAAAAGTGTTTATGAGAGGTTACATCAAAATAGGTAGAGGGCTTTTATCTCACCCTGCATTACAAAAAAAAGACAGATCATTTTGCGAGATCGGTGCATTTGTTTGGATATTATTAGAAGCAAGTTTTGCAGATCGAAGATATAGAATACAAAATCAAGAAATAGTTTTAAAAAGAGGACAATTATGTTGTTCTATTGGTTATATGGCAAAAGCCTTTAATTGGAATAGATCAAAAGTACAAAGATTTTTAGATAGATTAAAAGAGAATTACACAATTACAACAAATACACCAAGTAATACACCTGCTGATACACCAAATATTATTACTATAACTCATTATGACGACTATCAAGATATGCCAAATGATACATCAAGTGATATGAAACATAATAAATTAACAAATAAAGGTAAAGAATATATAAGCGAATTTAATGATTTATGGAATCAATTAAGGGCTAAAAAAGGCTCTAAAAAGAAAGCTCAAGATAAATATTTAAAGATAAGAAATAAAGTTAAAAGAAGCGATCTTATTGAAAAATATAATGAACTTTGTGATAATACTAAAGACTTTAATTATATTCCACATTTTATTACTTGGCTAAATGGTGAAAGATATCTAGATGAAGATAAACTAACTGCAAAACCTTTTGTACAAACACCAGATCAATATTTTAGAAAAAAATTTAATACTGTTCCTAAAGACTATGTAATGGTCGGAAGTACTTGGGACGAAATAGAATATTCTAATGGAACTAATAGAATTACCTTTAGTCTAATAGATGGTGAAAAAATATAATAGAAAGTTTTAAACGAATACTGTACACTTTGTGTATGGAAGATTTAAAAAAAGAAGATCGCAGAAATATCAGACCTAAGTTTATTGGCACTAAAGAAGAAAAAGCCAAAGGACAAGGCAAAGTAGTGATGATAAATATGTCTGAATCTTCTTTAGATATATTGCGGTCAAAAAAAGCTATTAATATTCAGCAATATTATACCGCTTTAAGAGTACGCAGGTTATGGGAACAAAGCCGCATAGGTAATTATACATCAAATTTCAATAAAGTTGGTGATATCAGCGGTTGGAATGATATGGCACCTGACCGGATAGACGCAATGTATAGACTATCAAAGTTAAACAAATATATAGGTGAATTAGCTTCTAATTTTTTATATAGAATTTGTGTTCAAGATTACACTATAAAAGAAACTTCAGCTATGTATCAAGTCGATAGAGTTTATCTTGGCAAGAGGTTTAGAGAAGCAATTGACGAGGCTCAAGTTTTTTTCGATAAAAATACAATTTAATTGTTGACTTATCAAAACAGACTATGGTATAACTTTATACAATACCATTCGTGTATTCAAACCACTCACAGATAAGGATATATTATGCCAAAAGGTAAGGGAACTTATGGGTCTAAAGTAGGCAGACCAATGAAAAAAAAGAAAAAGAAAAAAAATAAATGATTTATTATGTAGTTTGTAAGCTACATTTATTCTTAACTAAGTATAAATTCAATCTTGAAAATGAAAAAAGACGCAAAGACAGAAATAAAATTACCTGAATTTATTAGATTATCACATTATAGAATAACATTAGAACAAATACCAAGTGAAATTTCTGAAGAATGTGCTGAACAGCAAGGATCGTTTCATTCTCGAACAATGAGAATATACCTAGATAAAGATATAATTAATTATGGTGGTAGCATTGCTGTCGACTTAGTCAAACACGAGTTATTTCACGCAATATTTTACGTCAGACAATTAGATGGTCAAAACGAAGAAAATGTTGTAAATGGTATGGCAACACATTATACTGAAATTGAAAAAAATAATCCTGATTATGTAATATGGAAATTAAACAATTTAAATTAACAGATATTAAACCTTATACAAAGAATCCTAGAAAAAAGATTGATATTGAAAAGGTTGCTAACTCTATAAAGGAATTTGGTTGGCAACAGCCTATAGTAGTCGATAAAAACAATATTATTATTGCAGGTCATAGTAGGTATGAAGCGGCAAAAATTCTTAAAGAAGATACTGTACCAGTATTAGTTGCTAACATTTCAGAAGATAAAGCTAAAGGTTATCGCATTGCAGATAATAAAACTAATCAATATTCTGAATGGGATTACGATTTATTACACAATGAATTTCAAGATCTTATAAAAGATAATTTTGAACTAAGTAAATTAGGTTTTAACAACAACGAATTAGATAGTATTTTAAATTGGGATAATACAAATTCAAAATGGTTAGATGCAGATGAAGAATGGCAAGATATGCCTGAATTTAATCACGATAATCTAGCACCATATAAAAGATTGATAATAAACTTTGGTAATAAAGAAGCTGTAGAAAAGTTCTTTAAATTAATTGGTCAAGACTATACAGATGCAACAAAATTTATAGATATTCCATTTAGACCAAGAAAAGTTAAAAAAGACAAAGGATATGGTACAGAATAATCCACAATTTCCCCTATATATTCCAAGTAAAGGTCGTGCTGATAGTAGGCTAACTGCTAAAGCATTAGATAGTATGAATGTTTTCTATCGTATTATTATTGAAGATCAAGAATATGATAAGTACGCAGAAGTTATAGATGAAAACAAATTATTAATTTTAGATAAAACATATCAAGATAATTACAATACTTGCGATAATCTTGAAAATACAAAAAGCAAGGGGCCAGGTGCGGCAAGGAATTTTGCTTGGCAACATTCTATTAATAATGGTTATGATTGGCATTGGGTTATGGACGATAATATAAAATCGTTTATTAGATTTAATAAAAATCAAAGAATTAAATGTTATGATGGTACACCATTTAAAGTAATGGAAGATTTTGTTTTACGATATAAAAATATTGCTATGGCAGGGCCACAATACAGTATGTTTGTAACCGATAGAAATGCGAATAAATTTCCTCCATTTGCAGTTAATACTAGAATATATAGTTGTAACTTAATACGCAATGATATGCCTTTTAAATGGCGTGGAAGATATAACGAAGATACAGATTTATCATTACAGATGCTAAAAGCAGGTTGGTGTACAGTACAGTTTAATGCTTTCTTACAAGAAAAAATAACAACACAAGCTATCAAAGGTGGTAACACAGAGGCTTTTTATTCTAAAGAAGGTACAATGCCTAAATCTCGTATGCAAGTACAATTACACCCAGATGTTTCTAGAATTACTTGGAGATTTGGAAGATGGCATCACTATGTTGATTACACAAAGTTTAAAAAAAATAATAGACTAATAAAAAAAGATAACCTAAATATTAAACAAGAGCCAAATGAATATGGCTTAAAACTATTTAAAATTACGCAATAGCGGAACTGATACAAACAGTTTAAAAAAGAGGAAGATATGGCAAGACCTAAAAAATATAAAATAGACACTAAAGAGATACAAACATTAGCAAGATTTGGCTGTAATAATAGAGAAATTAGCGAGTTCTTTGGTTGTAGTGCAGACTTAATTGAAAAGAGTTATTCGGAATTTCTGACAAAAGGGAGAGCCGAGAGTAAATTAAGGTTAAGACAGATGCAATGGAAGTCAGCAGAGGGCGGAAATGTTACTATGCAAATCTTTTTAGGTAAGAATATGTTAGGTCAGTCAGATAATCCTAATGAGAATATATACAGTCAGCCTTTACCATTTATTGATTAATGGAATATTTATTAATTATATATTTAAGTATTGGTACTCTTGTTTACACAGTACCTATCGATAAAACTTGTAGTGAGTTATACGAAGCTATGGAAATTAAAAATATAATACAATATGTAAATATTTATGACGATAGCGGAAAAATGACTGGAAAAGTTACTAAACATAATGATTATTATGTACACGCTTGGGGTTGCCAAGTAAACACTAATTAATTGACAATATGGCAAAATATCAAGGCAGAGAAGTTAAACTAAACAAACCTAGTAGAGGTGATGTTAAAAAGTTTAAAGTGTTTGTTAAAGATCAAAAAACAGGTAATGTAAAGAAAGTTAATTTCGGTTCTAAGGAAATGAGCATTAAGAAGAACATACCTGCTAGAAAAAGATCATTTGACGCTAGAATGGGTGGTATACTAAAAAGAGTTACTGGTCAAAAGAATTTAAGTGCCGCATATTGGAGTTTACAGGCTTGGAAAAAAGGTTTTAAAGTATGAATGAAGATATTAATAAGTTCTTAAATCAATCAATAAACACCTTAAAAGATACTGAGGAAAAAGAATATATATTTAATAGTAATTATGCAGGTCGCAAAGTTAATATAACAATAAAAATAAATGCCCTTAACCAAACCCCAGAAAAAGGTAGTCAAATCCAAAGCTAGGTTTAAAGTATTAATAACAGGCAGAAGATTCGGAAAAACACATTTAGCTATTAGACAGCTTATTAAACACGCCTCATTACCTGATAAAAAGGTTTGGTTTGTATGCCCTAGTTATAGACAGGCTAAACAAGTATGTTGGACTGCATTAAAAGAAAGATTATCTGAATTAAATTGGATTAAAAAAACCAATGAAAGTGATTTATCTATTAACTTAATTAATGGTTCAGTCATTGCCTTAAGAGGTGCTGATAGGTCTTATGATTCCTTAAGAGGTGTCGGACTAGATTATTTAGTAATGGACGAGTTTGCTGATATTGCTAGTGAGGCTTGGTATGAAGTCTTGAGAGCTACCTTATCAGATCGCAAAGGTGGTGCTATGTTTACAGGCACACCAAGAGGCTATGGTAATTGGGCATATGATTTATATTGTAAAGGCGGAGTTGATAAGGATTGGGAAAGTTTCCAATTTACTACATTAGATGGTGGTCAAGTTGATGATGAAGAAGTTGAATCAGCTAAATCAGACCTAGATGAAAGAACATTTAGACAAGAATATTTAGCAACATTTGAAACCTACGCAGGTTCTATTTATTATAATTTTGAACGAGAAGATAATGTCAAAGTGATAAAAGATAATGACACAACATTACATATAGGTATGGATTTTAACATTGATCCTATGAGTGCCGCAGTATTTCAAATAGAAAATAATGTTATAAATTTTATTGATGAGATAGTTATATATTCATCAAACACGGAAGAATTAGTTAAAGAAATACAATCAAGATACCCTGAAAGATCTATTATTGTGTATCCTGATCCTGCTTGTAAACAACGCAAGACGTCAGCAGGTGGCAGAACTGATTTAACAATATTACAAAACGCTGGACTAACTGTAAGAGTTAAGAACGCACACCCTCAAATTAGAGACAGAATAAACGCTGTCAATTCGAGGCTTAAAAATACAAACGAGCAAAGAATGATGTTTATAGACCCCAAATGTAAGAACATAATCAGAGGCTTGGAAAGACACTTATACAAGGAAGGTACAACGCAACCTGATAAAGATAGCGGTTTCGATCATATGAATGATGCTATTGGTTACGCAGTTGACTACCTATTTCCTATTAGAAAAAATTATAACAAAGAATTACCTGCAAGGTGGAGCGTTAAATAATGGTACAATATATAAACAATACAAGTTCAATGGAATCTTTAGTACATAACAGAGATTTTATGGAAGCTAGACACGACAATTACGATTTAATGAGTGGCAGATGGTCATTTTATTTAAGATCATATTTAGGTGGTGAAGAATACCGATCAGGTAGTTTTCTACACGAATACGCATTAGAGTTAGATTTAGAATATTTAAATAGAGTAAATTATACGCCTTTAGACAATCATTGTCGTAATATCATAAGTATATATTCTAGTTTCTTATTTAGAGTAGCACCAACAAGAGAGTATGGAGCATTGGCTAACGAGCCAAGTTTAGAATCATTTTTAGCTGATACAGACTTAGATGGTCAGAACTTTAATGCGTTTATGAAGAACGCTCAGACTTATAGTGGTGTATATGGCAATGTTTGGATATTTGTAGACAAGCCAGAAAGCAACGCACAGACTAGAGCAGATGAGTTAGGTCAGGACATAAGACCTTATTTAACTATGGTAACACCTGATAATGTTATGGACTGGCATTATACAAGAGCAACTAGTGGGCGTTATGTATTAGATTATTTAAAGGTTAGGGAAGAAGTTACTTCTGATGGTATATATTTTAGAATATGGACACCATTAGATATATCATATGTGTTTGTACCAAATAAAGGTAAGTCTCAATTATTAGAAACTAAACCTAATCAATTAGGTGAGATACCTGCTGTATGTTTATACAATAAGAGATCACCTCGTAAGGGTGTTGGTATTAGTGATTTAACAGATGTGTCTTTATTGCAACAGTCTATTTATAATGAGCTATCTGAAATGGAGCAGTTAATTAGATTATCTAACCACCCTAGCTTAGTTAAAACACAAGGCGTTGAGGCAAGTGCAGGTGCAGGATCTATTATATCTATGCCTGATGATTTAGATGGTGGATTAAAACCTTACCTATTACAGCCTAGTGGCTCTAATTTAAGTGAGATCAGATCGTCTATTGAACAGAAAATAGAAATGATAGACAGAGCAACACATATGTCAGGGGTTAGACAAACTAAATCTCAAGTATCAAGTGGTATTGCTTTACAAACTGAATTTGAAAACCTGAACTCAGTATTAAGTGAGAAAGCTGATTTATTGGAAAACGCTGAAGAACATATTTGGTCTTTATTTGCTAAGTGGCAAGGTAGAGTATTTGATGGGGTTATTGATTACCCTGAATCATTTAACTTACGAGACTATGCTTCTGATCTACAATACTTACAACAAGCTAAAGCCAGTGGCGTTAGATCAAGCACATTTGCTAAAGAGATTGATAAACAAATTGTTGGTGCAGTTATTGATGACGATATAATCATTAAAGCAATCAATGATGAGATAGATCAACAAACTGAGGTTGGTACATTTGAAACAGCTCAGACACAAGTTGCAGTTGAAGAAGCTGAATGAGAAAGCTAATTTTAATACTAATGCTATGCTTTGGAATAGCTTATGCAGAAAATGATGTAACAAGTTCTGGAGCAACGGATATTTCACAGGCAAATGAAAGCGGCACTAACACGAGTATCTCAGGTGGTTACAACTCAGAAACCTCATATGCAGGTGGTAGCACAAGCACAACTAACAATACAAGTAACGCATATCAAGGTGATTCAAGAGTAGTTAATTCTGCTAATGCTCCTGCTATGAATAACTTTAGTCAAGATGTTTGCAGTGTTGCAATGTCTGGTGGCATATCTACATTTGGTTTAGGTATATCTGCAGGTTCAAGTAAAAGAGATGAGAATTGTGAAAGATTAAAATTAGCTAAGTTGTTAGATCAACTTGGTATGAAAGTTGCAAGTGTAAGTTTACTTTGTCAGGATAGCCGAGTGTTTGAAGCAATGGCACAAAGTTCAACTTGGTGTCCTATTAATGGAAAGATAGGCGTAGAAGCAGAATTAGAATGGAAGAAGTATGGAAAGTTAAGACCTGACTATGATGTTTATATTGAAAATTTACAGTACATAGAACAAGTTAATCAAGAAATTAAAGAGTTAAATGAACAATTGTATGAGGAAATTATAGATGAAGATACTGTTGAAAATGATAGTCGTAGCAAGTATCTCAATAACCAATAGTATTGCAGACGAAACCATAACCACTAATAATTTACTAGACCAAGATTTTAATAATTGGACAGGCAACATACCAATATTAAACGATAGTATTCATAATGATGAAGTATTAGCAGGTATTGAGAATGGTTATGCTGAATATATTATAAACCAAGCAGACACAGGGTTATCTTCTGACATTATTAATCGTGGGTTTAGTAGTACATTGGGTGCTGATATTTGGTTCTGGTCTCAATCAGATCAAACAGTAAAAATGACACAGACTTATGATGATGGGAATGGTAATATAGTAAACCAACATAGAACTATAACAGGAACTTGTGGCAATGAATGTTACACAAACCATAACTACAATACATTTACAGATACTTTAATAGTAGGTGAAAACACAGCAACGAATGGATCAGTTACAGCAAGGTTTGATTTTAATTCTAGTTATAATAACCCTCAAAATCCATTATGGCACAATGGTGCTGATGTAGAACACCCAACATTAAAGATAACTTATACATTGCCAGAGATAGTATTACCGCCTATTGAAGAAATAATAATTGATCCTGTAATAGAATTTGTAGAACTGCCAGTGTTTGTTGAGCCTATTGAAATAATTGAAGAAGAAATTGAAGATGTATATATTGCTGAAACTCCTATATCAACAGGACAGATTGATGAATCCGAACCAACAACCATTGTTGCTGAGAATGAACCTGTTGAAGAACCTCAAGAAGAAATTATTGAGATTGAAGAAGAACAAATTGCCGAAACAATGGAAGCAGATATAATAGAGCCAGAAGAAATTGTAGAAGAAATACAGGAAGAAATAGTAGTTGAAGTTGTAGAAAACAATAAACCTATTATTGATCCTATTAATGTAGTTACTAATATTAATACTCAAAATATGCTTGTATCTGAACCAAGTTTACAAGAATACAAAGAAGTGCAAATGTCTGATGTTATTAAGTTACCAGAAACAGACATTAAATTCTTTGAGCAAATTAATTTAGAAGGCTATAACAAAACTATTTATGACAGTAAGAAGCAAAAGTTAGCTATGCTGTTAAGCGATCCAATATATCGCTATCAAGTCAAATTACAAAACGCAAAATCTGCTACAGATAGAGCTTTTAAAAAATTACAGGAGAGTATAGGTGCAAGAAATAATATCTAAATTTAAAGACATAGGATTAGTATTAGCTTTAGTTTCAACTATTGGTGGTGGGTTTTATGCTTATGGTGTTTTTAATCAACGCTTAGATTCTTTAGAGGAAACTAAGTTTAGCAATAATACAGGTGTAATTGAGAAAGAAATTAAAAACATTAACGAAACAATTCAATCATTAAATGTAGAGATTAATGTAAATAGAGCTACCTTAGAATATCTTAACACTAAATTAAATGAATTAAAATTAGAAACAAATAATCCTTTATTGAAAGGACTGTAAGTGAAAATATCCGAAGATACTCCTGTAAGTATGCCAATGAAGAACTTAATTGGTATCATTGCAAGTGTAGTTATTGGAGTTTGGTTTGCCTTTGGAGTTATTGAAAGACTTAATGTAATTGAAACAGAATTAAAACTAATGCAAAGCGACTTAGAAACAGCTAATGAGTTTATAGTTGGTGTACCTAAAGGCGATATGGTAAGTCCACAGATTAATGAGTTGTTTATGTTAGTTGAGTTTCTAGCAAGTAATCAAGAAAAGTTAAAAGAGAATGTAGAGGCTGATATGCCACAGATACAAAAAGTTGATATGCAAGTTCAGTTTTTAGAAGAAAGAATTATTGATCTTGAATCATTGGTAGATAAATTAAGAGGAAACGGAACGCACTAATGTTAGAAATGGTTGTTGTCTTATCAATGTTTATTATTGAGGGTGATGATAGACGCTTAGATGGTTGGTATCATCAACCAAGTTTATCAGTTTGTTTAGAGGGAAAAAGAGTTGCAGAGAGATCAGCAGGAAATCAAGTGCAATATACTTGTACTTTAGAAAAAGGTTTGATGGTAACAGACAAAACAGGAGTAAAACACTTAGATAAAATTATTGGGGAGTAAATTATGCTATGTAAAAATTGCGAACACGAATGTCATTGTGGTAATAATGGTGTATGTGTAACTTGTAAATGTGCTAACTGCGAACACAATGCATTAGACGAATTTTGGAAACATTTAGATAAAGAAGATAATGGATAAAATAGAAACACTTGCACAGCTAAGAGAAAACCTTGTTGATGATATAGAAGCTAGGCATATTAACCGATTAAATATAGCCCTTGAGAGCCTAGAAAAAGATGTAGTTAAACTGGTTAATAGTTTGCCAGTAAGTAATAACAAATTATTTGAGACTAGATTAGCAGTAGAGATTAGACCTAAACTTAAAGCCTTAATTGATAAACATTATGTGTTATGGGCTGATGGTACTGTAAGAGAATATGATAATGTTGCAAAACAAGTTATTGAGAATATGAAAGTATTACCAATATCTGAAAACTTTAAAACATTAACCGAACTAGATATTGAAACTATAACTAACTTAAAAAGACTTAAATTTAATGGCTTTTTAGATATTGCAACTGAAACCACTAACGCATTAGCTGATGAAATTTATCAAAGTACTATTAGTGGTAAGCCCTTTGAAGATGTAGTAACTTCACTGCAACACAAAATTAATGGAGTATATATTAAAGCTGATGTTGACGAGATTAACGACTTAGTAGAACTCGTAGCAACAACAACTGATGATGCAATAAAACAACAAGCAATAAATAAGTTGCATAGTGTTTATGGTGCAGATAGAGTTGGAAACAATATGCGTAGATATGCTAAACAATTAGCACACGACAGTTTAATGGAATTTGATGGTCAGTTCACCAAAGCGAAAGCAGGTGAAGCAGGACTAACAAACTACCTATATTATGGAGATACGATTGGTGATAGTAGACCATTTTGTATTAACAATAGAGGTAAAATATTTTCTGAAATAGAACTTAGAAATAAGTGGAGTTCAGAAATTTGGAAAGGTAAGTCAAGCACTGATCCTTTCACGAGTAGAGGTGGTTATAATTGCCGCCACCATCTACAACCTACCGATCCTGATTGGTATGATAATAATGGCAATCTTATAATATAGGAGAATAACTACTATGGTTGACGAACTTAAAACGGAGATTGAGAATACTGAATCTCTTGAAACAAAGCAGGAAGTTGAAACACAAGAAAAAATGATTCCACAATCGGAATTAGATAAAATTCTTGAAAAGCGACTAGTAAGGGAACGAGCTAAATTTGAAAAGAAATTTTCAGGTATTGACCCTGACGAAGCACGACAGCTTTTGGAAGAAAAAGAAGCCAAAGAGCTAGAGATGCAAAAACAACGAGGTGAATTTGATAAAGTGTTAAAAGATACTGTATCTAAAAAAGATATAGAAATTACACAATATAAAGCCGAGTTACAAAAAGTTAGAATTGATGACGCATTGATTAAGGTAGCTAGTGAATATCAAGCTATTAAACCTGATCAAGTTGTTAATTTGTTAAAAAGTAAAGTTCAACTAGGAGCTGATGGCAAACCTGAAATTATAGGTGATAATAATGCACCAATGTATAATGATAAAGGTGAACTATTAACCATCAATGAATACGTTGGAAACTTTTTAGATAACAACCCTCACTTTAGAAATGCAACGCCAAGCGGAGCAGGTTCTAAATCAAGTGTCGGTGGTAATACGCCCAAACCTTTGAACTTGGCGGAACTAAATATGAATGATCCTGAAGATAAAGCTAAATATGCTGAATATCGAAAAGGATTGTTTAAGAATTACTAATAATTAACAATCAACAAAGGAAGATAATAATATGGCTAATGAAGCAACAACAACAGCCCTGAATGATTTAATCTCGCCACTAGTGGCAGAAGCATTATTCGTGGCATCAGAAAAATCTATAATGAGAAACATTGTGAGAAACTTTGTAATGCCACAGAATAGTGGTAAAGTATTACAAGTTCCAATTTATAGTCAACCTGCGGCGGCGGCAGTAGCAGAAGCAACTGATCTAGCTAACACAGCAGTAACAACTTCTAAAGCAGACTTAACTGTGTCAGAAGTTGGTATTATGACTACACTCACAGACCTATCAGCAAATGTATCTGAATCAGATGTCGTAAGAGATCTTGGAAGATTATTTGGTGAGGCAATTGCTAAAAAAATGGACGTAGATTTACTTACTCTATTTGATGGCTTTAGTGTATCGATTGGTGCGGCAGATGCGGCAGTAACACCTGCATTAATTTTTAATGCGGCGGCTAAACTAAGAACATTAGGACTACCAGTAGATGAAACTTATGCAGTTTTACACCCTACAGTAGCTTATGATCTTAAATCTGGTCTTACTAATACTTTTGCAGGACTACCATCTGATCTATCTAATGAAGCTATGAGAAATGGTTTTGTTGGACAAATTGCAGGAATCAAAATCTTTGAATCTGGTAATATGCCTAATACAGGTACGGGTGGTGACTTTAAGGGAGCAGTATTCCATAAAGACGCACTAGGACTAGCAATGTTACAAGACATCAAAATTGCAACTCAGAGAGACGAATCTATGAGAGCAACTGAGATTGTAGCAACAGCAGTCTATGGAGTTGGTGAATTACACGACACTTATGGTGTTGAGGTACTAGCTGATTCTTCAATCCTATAATTTATAGTATTGATCAATTTAGGGGGGGCATTTCGCCCCCTCTTTAATATAACAAGGAATTTATTATGGCATTTGCAACAAGAAGCAGTTTAATTATATACCAACCTGATATAGGTAGTATGGGTTTATCGACAGGTGAACAAGATGCATTTGTTACTAACGCAATAGCAGATGTACAAAGAGATATTAGAAATAAATGGTGGTCAGTTTATCATACTAACGCATCAAGAAATAGAAGCTATGCAGGTGGCATAGAGATTGATTTAACTTTACTAACTGACGCACAATGGACAAGAGCAACAGTTTATAGGGCATTAGGGTATTACATTTGCC